ATAGATTTGGATTTTTTTTCGTTATCCTCAATCGAAAAACCAAAAAGTTTCGCCATTTTATAAGTTAAACGTTATATGATACTCTATTTAGTTAATATCTTCACCGCCTGCTGCTGGCGAAGATCCTTTAATTGCTTCCCACCAATGTACTTGCATTTCAACAGTAAACTCTTGAATTGCTTCAGTCTCGTATGCCAAGTTAATTGCACTTACGCTAGTTGGGAATAAATCATAGAAGTGATAAGCTCTTAAGATGCTTCCATCACGATTAAGTTGATAAACAAATGCATCTGCTTGATAAAGTGCTGGATCTGTAGTGCCAGTTGCATCAGAAAGGCGATTCATGTAGTTGGTCCACTTTTCAAATGCAGAGCGAATTGCAAAGTCAGTATCGTTAATAACAGTAATCGTCCAGCTTTCGAATGTGCGATCTCCAGCAAGTCTTAAAGTTCTTCCTCTGAATGCTACTTCAACAGGAGTAACATTTGATGCGGGAAGATTTGCTGCTTTGACAAGAAATCTACTCTTGTCTAGGGTATTTGAGTCAATACCAAGTGCTGCTGGGAAAGCAAGCTCAACTTCAAAGAGGTTACTTCTGGTGCCACCACCCGACAGCTTACTCTTGAAGTCTGTAATTTTTCTTAATGGAATTGTGTTAAGTTGGGTTCTGGTTGCCATTTTCTGTTAAACCTCTAAATTAAAAGTTTCCGATTACTTCTTCAAAATCAACACCAGTCTTGGTGGCAATAAAGTTGAGTCCAATGAAGTTGATGGACCTTGCTGGTTTGATGTAAATGTCTGCAATGAATTCATTATTATCTATCACAGCAGCAGTGTTATTTGTCTCATCGCAAATAACAACATAATCAAAGATTCCTCTCTTGGCTTGGACATCGCGCAAGAATGGTTCGATTGTATTTACGAAGTTTGTTCTAGTGATTTCGTCATTGAATTCAAAGAGAGCATCCTTTGCTGCTTGAGAAATTGCATCCTCAAGATAAACAAACAAACGACGTACGTTGATTCTATCAAATGCAGATGCTTTAGCTAGACCCGTCTTGTCGCCAAAGAGAATGATTCCAGCTCCAGGTGAGAATATCACCGGATTGACTCTATTTGAGTAGAGTTTATCTCTTTGAACTTTTGATGGGTTGTATGCAAGTTTAACTGCATTTAAGATTGCACCTCTGGAAGTTCCTGCAGGTGAATACCAAGCAAAGTTATTAATATCATTACGAGCACAAAGACCGGCAATATCTCCATTTAATGGCACATATCTAAAGGTATTTGCAAATCTATCATACATGTATTTGTATCCACTATCAAAGATTGCATAAGAAGAAGATGAAACCGGAGCATAAAACTCAATTACGTTATCAGTAATATCGGCAGCAGATCTTACAGTTACTGCAGTTTGTACCGAAGTATCCGAGAGAGCAGCACCTCTGTATGGCGAAATGAATGCAATTGCATCCTTTCTCAATTCTGCAACAGAAATCAGTTTATTGGCAAGTGCCTGTGCAGTTGAAATATCATATGCGGCAGATCCCATCAGAAGGAAATCTACTTTGAAGTTTTCTGTATTTTCGAATAAATCATATCCGTCAGACAACTCTCCAAGAGTCGCTGTCAGAGATCCTGCAGTATCAAGGTTTGCCACACCACTGTAGTCTTTACCGCCAGTGAGGGTGTTTGTAGATGCTCCAGCAGCAGCAAAGGTAATTCCCTCTGCTTCTTGATCCCAAGCAACGTCCGATTCTAAATTGAAACCACTACTATATCCTGTGGTTACAATACCGGTTGGTGATCCTAGACCGAAGATATACTGCGAATTATTTGCAATATACTTTCTCCAGTAAGATGGATTGCCCACAGAAAACTCTGCATCAGATGCCTTCGACAAACTTAAATGCTTTTCAAGAATTGTTCCAGCATTTCCAGTTACAGTTCCAAAAGCATCAATTACTACTACATGGACTTCATCAAATCTAGAATCTCTTGCTGCAGCATATGCAGAAGTTCCTGGTCTTGGAGCAATATTATTCCAAGAAATAGAAGAAGTACTTGTGAGACCTAAAGTTTGTTGATCAAACCAATCTAGTCTAGAAGTATATGAAGTTGATCCTGCTGCAACAGATTGACCAGTTGCATGAATTGCAATACTTCCAGTTGAAGAGAAGGCATAAACTCCAGAAGGTTGATAGTCAACTTGCGTTTCGGTACCTGCCGCAGAAACGTGTGAAAGTACTTTAACGTATATGCTGCTTCCAGAAATTTCGGTGATAATTCCTTTTAAGTGACCATCAAGTACTGAAGTTGTACCAGCACCAGGATTAATTCTACCTGCAACTGATTGGGTGACACCAAATCCAACTGCAATTGTAGTAATACCCGATGCTACTGATGTGTTAACACCAACTAAAATTTGATCTGCTTCAGAATCGATTATGGCGACTTTAATACCATTTGACCAAGATCCTGGATTTCTTGCTGCAACTACAACGCCAGCAAGAGTATTTTCATCATATCCTAATGCATTATAATGATCTAAACTATCAATTTTTACACTTGATGCAGTTCCAACAAATCCATTTCTTAAATCATTATCATTTGCTCTTACAACTCGGAGTGCTCCACCATATGCCAAATATGAAGAAGCAGACAACCAATGCTCATAATGTTTATCTGTTGAGTATGGCTCTCCAAAATTGTTGAGCAAATCATTTTCATTTTCAACTAAAGTTGGCGAGTCTACAGGTCCCTTTGCAAAAGGTGCTACGATTGCGCCAATCTTATTTGACGAAGGAGTAGCTCTTCCAAGAGTTAAATCAACTTCTCTAACTACAATTCCAGGAGATGCTAAATTAAGCGGCATCTTTATTCTCCGTGTTACCAGAATATTCTAAAAGTATTTATAAATTCCTGCTTCTTAAAGTCACCTATAATCCCACATATAAGATCTGTCCCCATATTCATCCACATTCCAAATTTCCATAGACTCCATAGAATTATTATTTGCCGCAACTAACCATCTATCGCCTGTTTCTTTTTCTACAAAAATATCCATGTCTTCTAATCCATCCGAAATAAACCCAAATGGGGACATATCTTGCTCAATTTGATTTTTTTGCTCTTCATAAATTCTTTTGCGAACGTCGTTGTCCGTCATTTCTTTGAAGTAGTCTTGAGCAACTAACCAAGAAAAAATAACCAAACACATCGCTAGGTCGTCATTACATCCCTCTTCAGCTTCAAATGAATTATGTTTCTGTGCAAATGTTGTGAGCTCAGATATGATTTCATAATCAACTGTAAGTAATTTGTCATCTTCTAATAATGTTTTTAAGTTAGAGCACCCAAGTTTTTTAACGGCAGCAGTCATTCTCACACCAAGTTGTGATTTTTTACCACTAAATCCTGATCCAACAATTTGACCGGCACGACCACGCATTGCACACATCAAAACATTATCATATTCTAGGTCAAAATGAAGAATACTCGCTACTTGGTCCCCAATATCATTAACTTCAATCAATAACCAAGCATCATTATAACCTTTTGCTACTTCGTAAATGATACTTGGAAAAAGCATAGGTTTAATTTCATTATTCCTATATTTTGCAACAACTTTATATGGAAACTCTGTAATGTCAAAGACAATAAAAGCTGAGTAGTCGTTGCCAAGACCACGGGCAACGTCTACCGTAATTAGATAATTATTTTCTTCCTTTGGGTGTTGGTAAACATCTAATCCAGCATTTCTTTTGATCGGATCTTCATACACAAGATTTCTTAACTTGGAAGGATTAATCAGTGTATTGACCGATCCTAAAAATTCGCATTCAAACTCAACTTTGAATTGCTGTTCTGAAGTGTTAGCAATTGTTTGTTCTTTCCAAACCTGATCTCTACCAGGAACTTCAGACCAATGAACATCTGTGGGTATGTATTCATTCTTACCACGTTCAGAGTCGTGCCACATACGGTAGAAGTGATTCATACCGCGTGGAGTAGATACAATGATTACCTTCGTGCTTTGTCCAGAAGAAATAGTAGGATAAACAGAGGCAAAGAAGTCATCAGCAATGTGATTCGGGATGAAAGCGAACTCGTCAAGAAAGATGACATTATAGGATCCGCCTCGGACAGCAGATGACGAAGTAGAGTTAGATGAAATTTTGGAGCCATTTTCCAGTTCTAGTGATCCTTTGTTCCACGATATAATACCTTGCTGCATCCACTTTGGCAAATTCTCATAAGCAAGTTGCAATCTTCCAAGTAGGTCTCTAGCAGTGGATGCTTTGTTCGCTAGAATAGCTATGTTAACATTATCATTAAATACTGCATAATGTAACAAATATGAAACACAAGTTGTAGATTTACCAGTTTGACGGGGCATCTTACAAATATTAAATCTATTCTCGTGGAAATTTCTTACAAGTTTCTCTTGAAATGGATACATTTCAAAAGGAACAAGACCGTGATCCAGAGAGACGATTTTAATATAGTTCTTTGCGAAATAAACAGGATCTTCTTTACATCTTAAGAACTCAATAATTTGTTCTTCAGTAAATTCAATCGGCGTGTTTGCTTTTTTGAGTAGAGGATTGCCCAAATAAACATCATTAGACATAATTTAGTAAATCTCCCTCCATTGAAGAGCAGCAGCAACGCCAGCAGTGGCATTACCAGTAGTAGTAATAGTTCTTACAACAAGCACATAAATTTCAGAGTTTGATGAATCTATATTTTGAACAATAATATTTTTCTTTGCCTGACTTAATGTTCCAGAAGCAACTGGTGAAAGTGAGTTTTGAGATGCACCAGAAGGAACATAACCAGATGCAAAAACATCACCATTATTGTAAGTTGTTGCATTAATACAAAACTCAACACCACTATTATCAGAAGCAGAAGTCCAAGTTAAAGTTCCTGCATTACTCAAATAAGCAGAACTTGGAAGTTTTATAACTTTATAAACAATACTATTTGTTTCACAGAATAATGAAATATTATTCAATTTAACTGATATTCTATTTG